TGGGCACTGCACGGCATCAATCCTTCGAGCCATCCGCTCGGGACAGATTGGTGTGTCTTTGAAGTTTCGGGCGACATTCACGCTGTCTGCGCTAGCAAATGGCCATCGATCCCCACACATCGCTAAGCCACGAAGCATATGGACCCATGGTCGAAGCCCTCTCTTTTCGAGTTCGTTGAAGGCGTCGTCAGTTCTTCTTTCCCATGGTGCCGAGCCAACCTGCCAGTATGCACCAGAAGATCCGAAACAGATCCTCGGCCAATTATCGGCAAGATCAAGCAGGTAGTCGAGCGATAGGCCGGTATGCCAGACAGGTGCTGAGAGCGTTTTCGGGAATGGCCATTGCGCAACTAGTTCCCGCTGCTCCTCGACCGTTCCATCGATCACGTCCGGCACCACCGCCCAATGCGGATGACCGAGCTTGCTTTCCAGCCAGCTGTAGTACTTCGTCCAGTCTGTTTTTCTGCCGCCTCTGTAAAAGGTGAAAGCGCCGTTGTCCCACATCATCGACTGGCCGTGTTGAAGGCACCACTCCGCATCACCCGGATTGGCAAAAGAGACACAGAAGTGCTTCCCCGCCATCTTGAGTAATTCAGAGCGCGGCGTGAGCGGCGTTCCGTGATAGTGGATTGTCACGCCACCCTCACCGACAACTGCTCACCCGCCTCGCCCATCTTTGCACCGCGGACCTTCTTGCCGGCCTGCAACGCTTCCTTGATGGCGGTCTTGTCCGGCGACGTCGAGACGCGCACATAGGCTTTCGGCAACAGCGCTTCGTCGATGATCTCGACCGTTGCAGCCTTCTTGCCGATCGAGATAGTCGCCTCAGCCAACGGAACGCGCGGCACGCCTGCGGCCTTCAGCAATTTGAACATCAGGCTGCGCATCGCTTCTTTGCGGCGATCGGCGCGAGACTTGCGCGCATGCAGGTCGGAGATGCGGAGCGCGACCGACTTTGCTAGGCTGTCGGCGTCGCGTTCACTGTTGACGATGCGCGTCAGGACGGCATGGAAGTTGGTCTCGCCTTCAAGAACGTCTGCCCTGAGCGTGTCGTCGTCTGCAAGCTCTGGGAACGACGTCAACAAGGAAGCAAAGTCCGCTTCTAGGTTGGCTACGTTTGCGGCTAGAAAGTTATCGTTTGCTGGCTTGATCATGCTGACCTCGCGAATTCACCGTAGTGCTTGTTGGCAGCCAAATCGTAAGCTGACTTAGCCTCTTCAGGGCTTTTGAATGCGCCTAGGTGCTTATATTTCCCATCAATCTTGATTGACGCCTGCCACGTACCGCGCATTTTGTTGAATGCGACCCCCTTCATGCCCGTCACGTTGCTGACGCGCATTCTTGAATTCATGTTATTCTGTGAACGAGTTGCGGCGCGTAGGTTTTCCCATCGATTGTCGTCACGATTGCCGTTGATGTGATCGACGTCGTTATCAGGCCAAGAGCCAGTCATCACTAGCCATGCCAACCGATGCGCCCTTCGATGACGAACATTGATGGAGATAGTCCTATACCCTCGATCATTGATCGATCCCGCCACTGCTCCAGCCCTGACTTTGGGATTGAGGGTGTGCTTCCAGGTAAATAGACCTGTCTCTGGATCGTAATCCAAGTTTCCTTGAACGAATTTCAAGGTTTCCGCCGTGCTCTCCGCGGTTTCATTTTTTGCAGGCCTATAAGGCGGGTCATTGTCGTTTGTGGATCTTCTCTCGCTCATTCTCAACTCCTCAATGTGGTGACGCCATTGGTGTGGCGTGGATTCAAACGCTAAACCGCTTTTACAAATTTGTCAAGATTACGTTTGCATACTCCCTGTTGAACAGATACGTGACAGCAAGCATCTTCAGGAGATAGATTTGATAAGCGAGTATCTCATTCAGGCGTTTGATGCCTTAGTAAAATACTTTCCTTTGATTGTGACGATCGGGCTCATTTTTGCGTGTATAGACCTTGTAAGAACTGTCCTGCAATCACGTAAAATTCGTCGGGAAAGGATGGTTATCGAGAAGGAACTAAAAGACGCAAGCGTTAGAGCCATAACCACTTCAGATGAGGTTGTAGCTCTCGCGCAAAAAAGCATGGAGGAGCAAAAAGCCGCGCTCGCAGAATTATCTGAATTGATCCACGAACTTAAAAAAGAAAACCGATCCCTCAAAGACCGCGTCGATCAGCTGTCGACTGGACGTAAGGATGAGGATCGCTCATGACTGCCAAAACACCACAAAAGCGAACCGAAGTGCTCATCGGTGGCGGGATTGGTGCGTTGGTCGTCGCTTCCGCTAATTGGTTTTCTGACCCTTCCGTTAAGCAAGCTGTTTTGTATGCGGCGCCATTTGTCTCAACGGCAGTCGGAGCAGCTGTAGCTTGGTTTAAGTCGTTCGGACTTAACGAGCTTCAGATTAAGCATTTAGAATGGAAGCTCCGACGTCTCAGAAAACATTTTGATGAGATTCAGGCTAATCCTCATCACTCTGAGGCTGACAAACTCGCCACCCAAAAGGCAGTCAATGACCTCGACCTTCTCATCTTTTCTTTGAAAACCAAAGATATTCCCATCATTGAAAATAAGAAGAGGCGATGAGCCTCTTCCCTAAAAAGGCACGTCGTCGTCCATCAGCACCCGCCAATCCTTGTCATTATCATTAGCGGCAGCCTGCCGGTTATCATTCGCAGCGCCGACCACATGCCCCACGACATCCCAGTATTTCTGGCGAGGCTTCACAGTAATCTCCACCGTGTCGCGTAGCTCAGACTGACGCTCGATCCATTCCAGCACTGTCTTTGGAAACGGTCGCGCCCCACCATGCGCGAGCCAGTAGCGATCGGCCTTTGACTTGGGAAACCCTTGATGTTGCGGGCAAATCCACTCGTTGATCGCGGTCATACCGACCATGTAGCTGACCTTTACCGACGGTGGCTTATCCCCTTTGCCCTCATGGTAGTAGAAGCTGCGCGACGTGACGGTGCGGGGTTCTGGTTCGGCCGTCGACATGATCGGCGTATCAGCAGCCGTCGCTGTGATCTTCGGGCTGTCATCGATGTCAAACTCGTAGCCGCAGCATGAGCAGATGCGCGCCGAGGCATGCACCTTCTCGCCGCAGCCAAAGCGGCCCTGCTTGTCCTCGATGTCAAACGGACACACCTTGACCGGTGCCTCTCCGTCGCCTTTGCCTGGCACTTTCGGCTGCACCATGTCGACCGGTCCGTGCTTATTCACGAGACCAGCGAAGTCGAGCACCAGGCAAGACGGCTTCGGACCGGCCTTAATTGCCGCAATGCGCTCCTCTGGCGTATCGAGCGGCATGCCAGGAGCGTATATGACGCGCGTGCCGCGGCCCATCATCTGCACATAAAGCGAAACCGACAAAGTTGGACGAAGGGCGGCGATCAGATCGACGCCCTTGTGGTTGAAGCCGGTGGTCAGCACCGAGTTGTTGGTCAGTGCGCGGATCTTGTAGGACTTGAAGTCGTCGATGATGCGCCTGCGCTCATCCTTCGGTGTTTCGCCGCTGATCGTTTCGCAAGAGATGCCGCGCGAACGGATCTCATCACGCACATGCTCTGCGTGTTCGACGCCGGAGCAGAAGCAAAGCCAGGACTTGCGGTCCGCGCCTTTCGCAACAATCTCATCAACGGCGGAGCGCGTGACGTCCATTTTGTCGACAGCAGCCTGCAACGCAGATTGTTTGTAATCACCGCCCTGCTTGCCGACGCCCTTCATGTCGAATGTAGTAGCCGTCGCTTTCGAAGACAGCGGCGCGAGGTAACCGTCAGCAACGCCATCTGCGATGCCGTAGGTATAAACGATCTGGTCGAAAAGCCGATCGTCGCCCTCGTCCAGCCTGCCGGTGTCCAGACGATACGGCGTGGCGGTTAGACCGAGGATCTTCATGTCAGGATTGACGGCGCGCAAAGCCGCGATAAAGCGACCGTACATCGTGTTGCTGTTGGCGGGAATCAGATGGCACTCGTCGACCATCAGCACGTCGATATGTCCAATAAGGGCAGCCTTGCTATGGACCGTCTGGATACCAGCGAAAATGATCTGGCTACGCGCATCACGACGACCGAGGCCAGCCGAGAAAATGCCTGCCGGTGCGAATGGCCAGATGCCAAGCAGTTCGAGGTAGTTCTGCTCGATCAGCTCGGCCACGTGGGTAGCTATGAGGATGCGCATATCGGGCCAGCCTTCGACCAGCCTCTTAATAAGCGATGCCATGAGCAGCGACTTGCCGCAGCCAGTCGCTAGATCCACAAGCGGATTGCCTGCGGTGGTTGACCAGTAGTCAAAAACCGCGTTTTCTGCGTCTTCTTGGTAGTGGCGTAAGGATAGCATCAACCCACCTCCACCAACGCCGACACCCTCGCCCGCTCACGCTCGACCAGCTGTCGAACGCGCTCCCGCCCCAGACCATAGTCGCGACCGATAGCTTCCAACGTGTCACCCATGGCGACGCGCAACGTCATCTCGCCGTCACGGCCTTTCAGCAGTCCTAGGACAGAGGACAGCTCGGCGCTTTCCTGCTGACTTGACTTCGTGCCCACCTTGAACTCCGCGAGGGCAGACATGCTCGCGACGTTAGCGGTGCGCTTCAGCCGGCTTTTCCTCTTAGCCATCGTTGAGTAGACGCCGTAGACCGCCCAGTTTGACCACGTCTTGAACGTCTCCATGCGGCAGGTGTGAGCGCGGCGCAGGATATCTGCGACAGCTTCCTGCAACAGCTCCTCGGCGGCATCGCTGGTCTTGGCAAGCCGTCTGGCGTAGCGACGCAGGACCGGCAGCTGCTTTTCCAACGCAGCGTCGAATCCGTCTGGTCGCGGGTGATTATCGTTCGCCGCAATGGGTGACATACTGGTCTCCTTGTGGTGTGGTCAGGCGTTGGTTGCGCCGTCGACGTAAATTGTGCCGTCTCGCAGCACATAAGTGATCGTCTCGGCTTCCTCGTCGCAATCCGTCTGCTCGCCGGGCACGAGGGCCGGAATCGTCAGATGCGTAGGGCAGCCTTCCTTCTGCTCGTCGAAAGAGATCGGCTTTGCCCAGCGTGCGCAGGACCAGTGACCGTCTCCACCCATCTCTGGTGACGAGTGGATGCAGGATCGGCACGTGACGCGCGGCCACGCGCCCTCCTTGCAGACAGGCTTGTGCTTGCAGAAGGTGCATTCGAACCAGTCTGGCGCATTGTTGATGCGCGACGGAGGCTCAGGTGAATTAATGATGCGCTCCAACCGCGCCAGCAGACGCAGACAGAACTCCGGATCGTATTCTATGCGCTCGGCATAGAGCGTGTCATCGTCCTTGCAGCTGACGAGATAGAGGCAGCGCGACAGACCGAAGGCGTGCATTCCCAGCTGACACTGGCCGTAATGCAGCGGCTTTGCCTCTTTGCAACCCTTCTTAATGATCTCCTTCATGCCTTTGGCGTTGCTCGATTTGAACTCGAGCAGGTGCTCAGTCTTGGGCGCCTCAACGACACCCATCGCCTTGCCGTCGCACTTGCCGCGGACGTGCCCCTGCACCAGCCTGATCTTGTCCTGCTGCCCGTAGACATCGACGCCAATGCGCTCCAGGTCGGCAACGAGCCGGTCTTCTTCGATGTTGCCGGTTTCGAACAGACGCAGCTGGCGACCGTGGTGTTTTTCCAGCGGTGAGGCCCATCGGAAGGCGTACCAAAGAGCGCGATCGCATGGGTTGTTCGCTTCGCCAACTGATATGCCTAGGCTATCCCATGACGACGCTGCGGCTTCGTAGGCGGCGTAGATCGCTCTGACAGTGCTGGATTCTGGTTTGGGTAGTGGGGCCATTATGCCCCCACCCCAGAAGCGGAAATAAAAACGGTTACCATCGGCTACACCCTCATAGGCATGCAAACGAGTGTCAGCCCCTCAAAGCCATCGGACGTGATCAGCCCCGGCGTGCCGCCATCCTGCAAGGCCAGCTTGACCGGCCCAGACGGAAGCACGTTCAGCACGTCGCGGACATAGGCGGCGTTGAAACCGATATCCATTGGCTCGCCGCTATATTCCGCCTCGACTTCGTCATTTGCCGACGCCTCGCCAGCGGCCACAGCAAGTGCGATGCTGCCAGATGCAATGCTGAACTTCACGGCACGGCCACGTTCAGACGAAACCGTCGACACACGGTCAGACGCCTTCATCAGCGCGTCGCGATCGACGGTGATAACGCGTTCGTTGCTCTTCGGAATGACGCGTTCGTAGTCAGGGAATGTGCCGTCGATCAGCTTCGACGTGATGCGCACATCGTCCGACACGATGCGGATTTTCTGCTGGCTAACGGCCACCTGCACCTTGCCCTTTGGAAGCAGGCCGACGGTCTTGCGTGGCACGATGATGCCAGTGAAGGCAGGTAGCTCAGGACCGTAATGGCGGCCGAGACGGTGGCCGTCTGTCGCAACTGCTTCGGACTTGCTGCCGCCCTTGAAGAACACGCCTTGAAGATAATAGCGCGCCTCTTCACTGGAAATGGCAAAAGCAACAGGCGCAAACAGCGCCGCCAGATCGATCTCGAATTCAGCGTCGAATTTGTCCTCGCCAAGCGTCGGAAAGTCTTCAGCCGATAGCGTGGCAAGCGAGAAGCGCGAGCGTCCGGACTTCACCGAAAGCTTGTCACCTTCGAGCGACATGGTGATGTCGCCGGTCGCCTTGCGGGCGATGTCGTTGAGCAGCTTCGCGCTGACGCAGATGTTACCGTTTGTGGTAACTTCGGCAGGCACGCCAGCAGTGGCGATGATGTCGAGGTCGGTCGCAGTAATCGCGATTCCATCGCCTGCGGCCGCAAGCTGCACGCTCGATAGGATTGGAATGGTGGATCTTGCTTCGACGACCTTCGTCGTGGCGGCAAGCGCACGCGTCAGGTCTTCCTTGTGGATGACAAGGTGCATGGGTGTCTCCTCGGTGGTGTGTGGTGGTGCCTGCCGTGGTGAGCGGCAGGCGGGGTTGTTAGGCTGCAGCCAACTGCGTATCGATAACCTTGACGAGGTCGCCGACGGTGAAACTGGCCTCAATCTGTTCGTCGCTGACTTCGATCTCGAAATCATTCTCGATTTCAATCGCTAGCTCGACCTCGTCGAGGCTGTCGAGATCAAGGTCAGTCGAAATGCTGGCCTCCGGTGTGATGCGATCCGCATCCACGCCGAAGTTTTCGACGATGATGCCTTTCAGTTTTTCAAAAGTGGTCATGCAATTCTCCTCAAGTGTGGTGAAGTAGCGGGCCGCTGGTAACGGCCCGCGTTGGTGCGGGTTAGCGACGCTCGACAGCACCATCCGCCATCTGACCGCCAAGCCAGGTTCGCGACGGCATTACGTCACGGTAGGCAACCTTCGGTGCGTCACTCACCTTGGAGATTTTTGCCTTTATAGCCGCCCACTGTTCGGCGCTGGGTGGGTTGCCACCAAGCGCCGTTTCTAAGCCCTCAAGCCAAGCTTTGAACTCGCTGACCGTCATTTCGCACCCCAAGGTCGGCGCGTCGTACCGGCAGCCGCAGCGGCAGGCTTTTTGTCGTTGCTGGCGGCGGTGCGGCGGTTGTCGTTGGCTGCGGCTGGTGCAGCTTCGACTTTTGGATCCGGCAGGTTGCCCTCGTCAGGATAGTAATATTTCTTCAGCTCGTTACGGGCCGCGTATTTCGGCGTGCCGTCGGTGTTCTTTTCCTTGCTGTCCTTGCCCATGCCGATGCGAGCGAAGAACGAGATGAAGTGCAATTCATCGGAATCTTCCGGCGCTTCGGTAAGGCCGAGCGAGCGTAGAAGGCAGGCAAACTGGCGCTGGCCGATTTCCTGAACCTGCGGGTTCGGGTGCTGCAGATTGTAGTTGTTGAAGATCTTGCGGCCCTTCAACTCTTCCGGCGCAAGCACGTCGATCGAGACGCTGAGGTTGATCGCGTGATCGCGGGTGCCTTCGTTCTTCTCCTTGATTTCGGAACTGCTGATTTCCAGCTGGTAGTCGCCGTTCGGCAGGTTCGTGAAATCGCGCTGCTGAGTGTTCTCTTCGGTCGCTTCAACTCTGATGCCAATCTTGGCCATGCGTAGTCTCCTTGTGGTGTGGTGGTGGTGTTAGCGGAGGTAGTAGCGGAAAGGCCCGCTACCGAATGGCGTCGATGCCTGATCGCGCCAGACATGTGTGAGCCAGACCCAAATCAGCTGGCCTGAGCGCGTGCGAGCCTTTACCGGGTGCCACGCGAACCAAGATTCGCCGCGGAACATGGTCAAAAGAAACCTCCCGCATACAATAGGCCAGCGCCGATACCCGTGCCGATCAAGGTGTGCCAAAACACTGTATGACCCACGGCTCTCACCGTGCTTTACTGCGCTAATTGCTACGCCCGCAGCAGCGAGAGCGATCCAAGTGATCTGAGGCCAGTTCATGCCGCAACTCCCGTCGGCGCCGGGAAGTGCTTCGCCAGTTCGGCATAGCCCTGCCCTTTTCGGTAAGGCACTGCATCAGGCATGCTGTAGCGGTTCTTCGCATTGAAGCCGGCGCCTTCCGAAAGATGCACCTGACGCTCCTTGCCGCCCTCAGCGTGCGCGACTTTGGTTTGCCGCGCGACTTCCTTCTCCTTGATAGAAATGCGGTAGTTCATAAACGCGACGATGTCAGACTTCTCGCGAACCAGAGCATTGGCGCGCTTGTGCAACTTCGGCTGATACCGGCTGTACGGGTCGGTGACAGGGCTGTCGAACCGAACGATTTCGGGATGGGCAAGCATCACAACGCAAATACCTCGTTGAGCGAGGGCGGAGACTGCCGCCATGAGCTCATTCCATTCGCTATCGGCTTCAACGTAACCTTTGCCGAAGCCAGCCTCCTCGATCGACGCGACGCCGATGCGGCGGCAGGTTGCTGCCCAGACAAGCGGCTCAAGGCCGTCGAGGCTGTCGAGAATAACCGTCTTGCGGTCGTGCTCCTCAGTGAGCAGTTCGCCGAACACGTCAAGCAGCTCGTCGAAGCTCTCGATGGTGCCAGGCGTGACAAGTTCAACGTCAGACGGTGTGCGCTCGCCTTCTGTCGGCAGATAGAGAGCGTCTGGGAATTCTGCGGCGAGGCTGGTTTTGCCGATACCGTCGACGCCGTAGAGCAAGATGACCGGTGGGTCTGCTCTCTTCGTCGACTTCAGGCTGCTCAGTGAAATAGCCATAAGGCCTCCTCAGTGGTGTGTGGTGAAAATGATGGCTGCGATGTAGGCAGCGGCTGCAAATACGATAAGCCACTGCCAGTTTGCGATCAGCGAGCGTAGAGGAGGCAAAACAGCCGCCAGAAAGCACCGAGGACGGCGATTGCCACGATAGCCAACGGGAACATCATGATTAGGCCGATGGCCACGACCGCTGTGATGCCCGCGAGTGCACCGCGCTTCAGGCCGCGAAGGACGTACTTGCGCGGCGTTGGTGTGACCGGCACGTAGTCGATGGGTGGCGTGGTGGATTCGGTGTACCACGGGGATTGCGGGTTGGTCATGCTAAGAGCCCCGCGAAGTACAGTAAGCCGACGGTCGGCAGTAAAGCGAGCCAAAGGATGATGACGATCCAGACGGCGATTAGGACCAGCCCGTCAGCGAATCCTGCCCAGAAGGCCGGCCAGTTCATTGCGGAACCCGTCATCCCTCTGCCCTCGCCTTAGTGGCCCGATGGTAACTCACCGGCGCGCCACTCACCCACGTCCCTTCGAACTTGCGTGCCGTGCGACGTGCCTCTGCCTTCTGCAAATCGGTGCGGTAAGGCTTGCGATTGAGCATGTTGATTTTGCCGGTGCGCGTAAGCCCGGTCTGATGCGCAAGGTGCGCCTGTCTCATGGTTTTCTCCTCGTTGTGGTGAAGTGCGGCTGGTTGGTGGCCAGCCGCTTTTGTTATTAGGCTGCGTCGAGAAAGTACTCGACTGCATCCTTGGCAGGCTTCAGGCCCATGCCTGTGATGCTGCGCAACTCCTTGATCGCGTCGATCTTCAGCCCCAGAGCGGCGAGGTTCTGCCACTTGTGATCATAGACCAGCGCGGCTTCCTCGTGTGTTGTGGTCAGCGTGAACACACCGAACTGCTGGCCTTTGAATTTGGCTGCAAGGCGCTTGGCTTCCTTCTCGGCCGCACCAGTGGAGGCATGGACGTGCGGCGTTGTGGATGGCTTGGGCTGGCCGTTTTCGATGAGGGCGACGATGGTGGTGGTGGTGGTGGTGGGTGGTGTGACGAGCTCGAAGTCGTCATCACGCCACCAGACTTCACCTACTTG